GGTTCCCGACTGTGTTCGGTGCTCCGGTCTACGTGACCAACGGAATGCCTGCTGGCACGTTTGCCATCTACGGCGACTTCTCCCTCTCGACCGCGATCGCCTACAAGGCATCGGGCCTGAAGGTCGAAGCAGCCCGCGAAGCCCTGATGCCACTCGACCAGGTGCTGTTCCACGGCAAGCAGAGAGTTGGCATCGCCAACCACGACGTTACCTACCTCGCCGCTTTGACTGTCGACTGAGTCTAGTTTGATCCTCCTCGGCGGGGGGTTGGCGCTTGTCGCCGCCCCTCGCCGCCCTTTGGGGCTTTCATGACTGCCGACGTGCAACTCGTGCTCTTGACGTCCTATCGCGGCTACGCGAAGGGCGCGACCATTGGAGCGGGCGAGCGTCTGGCGCAACAGCTCGTAGACGCTGGGATCGCCGTCGTCGACTCGCAGGCAAAGCTATTCGGCCTCGGCGTCAAAGAGCACGCCGTCCGATCGTTCCAAACACGCAAAGCGATAGAGGGCTAAGAATGAACGAGTTTGCTATGCCGCCGCGATCGGTCGTCATGGTCTCCCCGCCCGTGGTTGAGCCCGTCAGCTTGTCGACTGCCAAGCAGCATTTACGGATCGCGGAAGACCAAACGGACGACGACGGGTACATTCTCGCCCTGTTGGCTACGGGTCGAAGGATCATAGAGCGACGCCTCGGAATCTCTCTGGTCTCGACCGAATACCGGGCTACCTGGTCGTACGCTCCCGGCTCGATCCTCATCCCGAACCCTCCGCTCCTAACGGGCGGGGCGTACTCGTTCTCGATTACTGCCGACGGGTCTGCCGTCGATCCTGAGACCTATACGCTCGATACGGACAGCCGCCCGGCGGTCGTCGTCTTCGACGCGATCCCCTCCGGCGTCATCGTCGTCACCTACTGGGCCGGGGTGGCTCCGGGCGGGATCGTGGCACCGCAACTAAAAAGCGCCCTCCTTCTATATGTCGGCCATCTATTCGCCCACCGCGAAGCGGTCAGCGAAGACGGGGCCTCCGAGCTACCTATGGCGTTCGAGATGTTGCTCGCCTCCGAAAGCGTTATGGGGGTCTGGTAGATGGCTATCTCTGCCGGCAAGTTGCGCGAACTCCTCGTAATCGAGTCGGCGACCGAGTCGAGGAACGCCCTCGGCGAGACGACCCAAACGTGGTCGGAGTTCGCCCGCCGGCGGTGTTCGGTCGACACGATCTCGTACTCGGAACAGGCTCGGCGTGGGCAGATCGGCGGCAGTACGAGCTACCAGGTCAACCTCCGCTACCTACCGGGGCTCACGGGCTCCATGCGTCTAGTATGGCCGGCTCGAGGCGGCATGACGCTTTATATCTCGAGCGTCGTGGAGAAGGGCAGCCGCGAAGAGCACGAGCTAACGTGCGAGGCGGCGGCATGATCTACCTGAACTCCAACAGCTTGAACGCACAACTAACGGCACTCGTGAAAGTGTTCGACCAGTTCCCGAAGCATATCGCTAAAAAGCATATCGGGGCGGCGATGAAACGGGCGCTTAAGTTCGCGATACCGATCCTCAAGGAGAACACGCCAAAACGCGGGTCGACGGGCAAACAGGCCGCCATAAAACGTAAGGGCTCTGGGGCGATCCGGAGGACTCGAGGCGGCGCCCTACGGAAGGCCGCGACCGCCCAGAGCAAGTTTATTGGAAAGAATAAGTCTGGCTTCTCGATTGGCACTCTCGGCTACAAGTACGGAACGGAATCGCGGAAAGCGATCTGGCAGGAGTTCGGGACGAAAAAGGGAATCGAGCCAAAGCTGTTTATGCAAGAGACATACGACCAAGTCAAAGACCAGGTCGCCGGGAATCTCGCGAAGGAATTAGCTCTAGCGGTCGAGAAGGCCGCGAGGGATCTGGCCCCCGGCGTCGACCAGCAATACCGGAGGAAATAATGGCAAGCCCAGAGACCTACCTACGAGCAGCGATCGAGGCGGCGACCGGCGTGTCGGCCTATCCGCTGGCGGCCCCGGCGGCCGCCGCTCCTCCGTTCGTCGTCTACCGCCGCGACTCGACCACGAGGGAGCGGCAGCTCGGCTCCGTCGTCGGCACGCCGGCGGGGGCCTTCTCGGTCGAGATCTACTGCGACTCGTACTCAGGGGGCAAGAATCTCGCCGACCAGATCCGCTACGAGATCGACAACTTCAGCGGATCGGCCGGCGACCTTACGATCGAAAGCGTGTCGATCTCAGAGGAGTCGGACGCCGAGCCGACGTATCTGGACGGCAGGGATTCTCCGACGTACTCGGTTCTTCAAAGCTATCTAATCGTTTGGCAGGAGTAGTTATGTCGCTATCTGGAATGCCGTCGGTTGGCCCCACGCTCCCGGCCGGCTGTACGAATGTCAAAGTCAAAACGACCGCTCCCGGCGCTGACGCAGCCGCCACGAAGGTCGACGTTACGACGCTGAACGACGCGGAGAGAATGTACCAAGCTCCTCCGCTCAACGACGTTGACGCCAACGCCGTCGACGGCGTCACGACTGTCGTTACCTGTTCATTCTTTGGCACAGCTCCAACCGTGGACGATGCCGACGCTACTGGGTGGGTCTGCACGGATGCCGAAACCGAGTACGCGACAGGCGAATTTATCAAAGGTACGGCGACGTTTGAATACCGACCGCCAGCAGTCTAAGGAGCCACAATGGCAACAACTTCTCAGGGCTCCTTCGCTGGGGCGACAAACGTAAAAGTCAAGCATTCGAGCAACTCGAAGGGCAGCGGCTCGAAGAGCCGGCTAGACGCCTCCGACCTGTCCACGACAGGCGACCGCGTGTACGTCGACGGGTTGCCCGACTCGACCGAAGCGGGCGCCACGGGCGGCATCACCTCGAGCGTTACGTACACCGCGTGGGGCGCCGCGGCCCCAGTGGCCGGAGCCGCTGGCACGTTCGCCGGGATAACCGGGAAGTATACGGACGTTGAAACCGAGTACGCCGTGGGCGAGCTGGTCAAGTTTTCAGCGACCCTCGTCTCCGACTAGGAGCGACAATGGCCGCCACATCTCAGGGCGCTACCGTCAGCTTCGGCGGCTATATCTCTAGTCTTCTGTCGATCAAGATAGACGCCTCGGCCGGCGGTACGACCGACTGCACGAGCACGACCTCTACGATCCTCGGCAGCGGCGCCAACGCCCGCATTCTGAAGGAGCTCGACTGCACCAGCGTGGAGCCGGCCAAAGTCTCGATAACTTTCCTCGGCGCAGCCCCTTTTTCGATCTCCCAGATCGGCGTAAAAAATACGCTCTCGGTATCGGCTACCGGGTGCAGTCTCTCGGCTCTGGCGTATCTGTCGAAGTTCGACACGACCGCCAGCGTCGGCGAGATGATAAAGGGCTCGGCGGAATTTCAACTTACTGGAGGCTAGGCGATGGCGCTCGACAAGTTAAAGGATATTTTGGCGTTGCAGGACGTACCGGCGGCGATCGAATTTCACGTTCCCGAATGGAACGATACCGTCTTTTTGAAGTCGCCTAGCGCGAACGACCGAGACCTCTGGGAGGTCTACTGCCAGGAGGAGAAGGGCAAGCCGAGGAAAACGATCTGGCGGGCCAAGCTCGCGGCGATGCTGCTCTCAGACCGCGATGGCAAAGTTCTGTTTACCGATCCGAAGGACGTCGAAAAGCTCGGCGAGCATTCGGCCGCCGCCCTTCACCGGATCTGGGAGCGGTGTCTCGACCTGATGAAGATCACGGAGGTCGAGGTCGACGCAATGGAAAAACATTCGGAGCCGGCCGGAGAGACAATTTCTCTACCGGCTGGCGCTTGAACTCGGCGAGTACGACGTAGACGCATTGGCAAAAAAGATCTCGGTAAAGCAACTCACAGAATGGATGGCGTTCTATCGGCTCGAGCCGTTCGGCAACTCGTGGAGGCAGTCGGCTAGGGCGGCAGTGTGGGCGGCAGCAGCAGCAGGAGCGAAGGTTACGCCAGACGACGAAGACAGGTTCCTGCCGTGCTACCGCCCCGGCGGGGCAGTCATGACAGACGCGGAGATCGCAGCGGAGTTACGGAAGATTCCCGGTTACGAGGGCTGAGTTATGGCGGCGAGCGTAGGCAAAGTACGAGCAGTGTTTACGGCGTCGACGTCGGGCCTAACGTCTGGAATGGCGCAGGCCGGAGCGTCTGCGAAGGGGTTGCAAAGCCGGCTGGCCGGCCTTCAAGGTTCCATGCGTTCACTCGTGGCGATCCAAGGGGCGCAGCTATTCGGGTCGATCGCAAGCTCGGCCGCGTCTGGCGTTCGCTCGTTGGTCGGCATGGGGCAGTCTGCCGCACAAACAGCCGACGACATTAGCAAGATGTCTCGCCGTCTGGGCATGAGCTACGGCGAGCTCGCGGCGCTCTCTCACGCTGCCGACCTCGCCGGCGTCAGTATGGAGACGATGTCGAAGGGGGCGACTAAGAGCGATATAGCGATGGTGAAAGCCCAGAACGGAAATAAGCAGGCACAGGCATCCTTCGCGGCCCTCGGCCTGTCCGTGAACGACCTTGCCGGCATGAACGCGGCCGACAGATTCTCGGCGATCTCGGACGCTATCGGTGCTCTGCCGACAGCGGCCCAGC